CTCTTTGATAGGGAATTAAAAAATGCTTTGCCCTCCTCAAGACTTTTGTATGAATCATTGAGTTGTGCAAAGTATAGAAGTGATATTATAAATAAGCTACAACATTTCCCCAATAAAAGTGTGTGGGGTTGTAAAAAGGAGGGTAAAAATATGAGATGGGAAATATATCAATACCATTACGATATTAATGACTCATCAATAGTATCTCCATTGCTTAAAAATCAAGGTATCGTCATTACGTCAAGAGATGTATACGATACCGCGAAAGTTTTAGGAAATGAAGATCATACATATAAACATGATAATGGTGTAGTGTACCCATTTTTTGGTCATGGATATAAAAATGGAGATGAACCGGAGAGTATTTTCGTATTGGATGAAACAGAAAGATTCAAATTAAAATTTAAAAAATATATGGAAAAAATTGAATTTGGTGAAAATGTAAATACATTTTATTCTTATTTGGACCAATATACATCAAAACATATTTGTGTTTCCAATAAGTTCAAAGATCAAATTTTTATTCAGTATTTAGGATTAAAAGTTGATGAATTTTTATGGTTTCTCATAAAGTTCGGATATGATACACATTTAATACAACATGTAATGATGAACATGCATTTGTATAAGGATATATGCCATGAAATTACTATAGTCTATGACATAAAAACTGGTGAGCCTGTTCGTTCTGGATTTTATGGTATCCTAATGACATGAAGACTTGGGTGGTCAAGTTCTATATTAAGTAAATTAAAGGGTAAGACCAATATAAACTATAATGGAAAAGGTTCTCGACCATGGGTTTGTTCGCTTGGTTGATAGCATGCCTAGGGAAGATTTGGACTCGGCCATCGTACAATCAGCGCGTGTCTCATATGGAGATGGGACTAAGACAACACGAGGAGATAGGGGGCTTATTAGGTACTTGCTTAGGCACTGGCATACGACGCCGTTCGAGATGGTAGAGTTTAAATTTCACATCAAGATGCCCATCTACATCGCTAGACAGCATATGAGACATCGCACAGCGAGTATCAATGAGTTGTCAGCTAGGTATTCTGTGGTACCTAGGGAATACTATGAACCTGAAATCCTTAGGGGTCAATCCCAAGTGAATCACCAAGGTTCTGAGGGTGTTGTGGATGTTGGTGCAGGGTTAACTGATAAGGTTTCTGATCATCTCAATGATGTCTTCAATACATATGAGGATATGTTGGAACAGGGGTGTTGCCGAGAGCAGAGTCGTGGCATTCTCCCACAGTCCACATACACCGAGTTTTACTGGAAAATTAACCTCCATAATCTCCTTCATTACCTCCAGTTGAGGATGGACAGCCACGCCCAGAAAGAGATTCAAGAGTATGCCAATGCAATTTTTAAATTGGTTGAGCCCCTAGTACCTATTACTATGGAGGCATTTAGGGATTATAGGGTGAATGGAATGCACCTAACATCCCTAGAGATTGAAGCTATCAGGACTGGTATCCAAATTGAGTCACCTGGGGAGAGGAGGGAGTTTGAGGAAAAATTAAAACGCCTAAAAATAAAAAATTGAGTAATATAAATGACCAAAGTATCAACTATTTTAGGACCTATTAGTTCACCAATTGAGAGTATCATAAAAGCCCAACCTATCCTATTTTCATTAATTATTTTGTATCAAGGTATATTTTCTGGTAATGCTGTTAAAATTCCCAAAAGACTTGAACAATTATTTTCATATCCCGCGTTTCGCTTAATGTCTATAATGTTGATCGCTTTCAGTGCCACCCAAGACATTGAATATGCTATGATATCAACCCTCATTTTCGTTGGTATACTATATGCGTTAAAGACTCCAGAGGAGCGTAAAAAAACTGGATTTGTTTAAAATCTCTGGTAAAAGTAGAATGAAGATTCATATAGTTGGTGCGGGACCTGGGGGTATGTCCCTAGCTTGGGAAATACTCAAGTCTGGGGATCACGATATAACGATTTATGATAGAAAAATATCAGCTGGTGGATCTTGGTGGGAGCCCGATGTGGATACGAGAGATCTCCATGCACACAGAATAGTTTTTGACCGCGCTTTTATAAACACACAATCCCTCTTTAGTGAGATGGGTATCAAGTGGCACGACATTTTTGAGGAGGTGTCTAAAGAAGATACATACATGTTTGCATTTAATTCTCTATCTGTACAGGATTATGGTACCCTTATTTCTTTATTTACTAGGGTTCTCATGAAACCTGAAGAGTACAAGTCTATTTCTCTCAGTGATACTGTCGGTAGTTTATCTGACAAGGGTAGGGCCCTCCTAGAACACCTCCCCCTAGTGATGGATGGTGTGACTTGGAATGTTATGACTGCATATGAGTTTGTACAAAATATTAATCACACTGCACTTTCAAAAATGTACACCCAAAGGGTTTCGGGTAAGGTGATGTGTGATGCTATGGAGGAGGCACTTTTAAACGCTGGTGTTAATTTTGTATTTGGTACAGAATTGAAGGATATCAAATATTTGGATGATGGCTTTGAGGCTACATTTTCGGATGAGAGAATTATAAACGATGGATATTTATTTCTATGTCTAGATAATAGTCCAGCTCTAAACTTTTTGGGTGACAATTGGGGTCCAGATGCTGATGAGAAAGTGCGTGGTAGTACCTACGGTGCCATAAATATTCTTTTAGATTACGAAGAGCCCCAAGTTTTAAAATCTGACATTGAATTTACAGCCACTACAAAATGGAATTTACAACCCAAGGTATTATCAGATGGTAAAACAATTTCTTGTGTCATATGTGATTTGAATAAAGAGATTTTATCTCAAAATCCAGCTTCACTCACATTGGGGGTCATAGAACAATTGGGGGTACAGCAACCTGTGAATTCTAGAATTGGTTGGGGCGCTGAATGGGAAAATGATACTTGGGTATTCACTCAATCTTCAGGGGTTCTCAGTTTACATGGACAACTTCCATATTTTGGAAAATGTCCTCAAGTTGCCCTATGTGGCATGATGTCACCTAGATATACACCATATTCTAGTATAGAGGCAGCCATAGAGGTATCTCGGTCCCTCAGTCATGAAGTATTTGGGACGAGGGAGCCATTGAGGCCCATCAAATTGACACAAGTGATTACAATCACCCTAGTTGTACTTATAGTTTTAATTCTCTTGTACCGTAATAGGAATCAATGAAGTTCCTAGCTAGGGTATATGAGCCAATGTATGAATTCAATAATAAAAAGTATATTCGTTTTATAATTCCAGAAAAATGTATGGAAATTATACAACGGATCCATGCCTCCAAGGCTCATTTATTAACCAATCCCAAAGTGGATGATGTCCTAGATGGTAGGATTCTCAAAGTCAAAGTGCCATTCCGTTATAGGAGAGTCATGTGTAGGGTTAAGGGATGTCCTATACAGTCTCTTATAAGGGATAACGAGGTTGAAATAGAGGTGGATTTTAAGGGTTTTTGGAATGTTGGTGATTATTCGGGATTCTCTTGGGTACTGACCTCATCCTCCTTTTGATTTGGATCTCTTGGTAGCTCAATAGTAGTCAGACCACCATTTTTGAAATCCATCATCATCTGTAGACTACCTTGGAGACGGAAAATGTCCTGGTTTAGAGTAATGATCTTCTCTTGTATCTGTTTGATATTCTCCTCAATATCAACTGTAGGCATTATATCCGTTTAAAGTTTAAATTCTTTAAATATCTAAATGATAACTACCCTCACTAGAACTGGATACCTAGTGAGTGAGTGTTCTTTACAGGAAAATAAAAAAGAACTTACGGTAAGACCTCTCGTAAACGGGGACTATGGATTTCCTCCACCACCTTTTAAAGTATTCAGACCAATTAAGAATGGAATCTGCGTTCCAAGATTCTATGGAACTTCTCTATTTGGAGAGCCCCAGCAAGATAAGAGACCCGAGCCCCAAAAAATTAAAACAAAATTTACAGGACAGCTCAGAGATGCTACACACCAAAATGAAGCTCTCTCAGCAGCAATTAAAGCAGGGCATGGGGTCCTTTCTCTACCATGTGGTTATGGTAAGACGACGGTATCTCTGGCTATAGCATGTAAGATGGGGTATCGCACGATGATTGTTGTGCACAAGCAGTTCCTAGCTGATCAGTGGAAGGAGAGGATTCAACAGTTTTGTCCAGGTGCCACTATTGGGGTTGTTCAGCAGGATAAAAAGGAGGTGGAGTGTGACTTTGTCATTGCGATGCTCCAATCCCTCTCCCTAAAAGAGTATAGTTTTTCAGATTTTGAGAGTATTGGTACCCTCATAGTGGATGAGGCGCATCATATATGTGCAAAGGTGTTCAGTCAGAGTTTATTCAAGTTGTGCCCTAGACATATTTTTGGTCTTTCAGCAACCCCTGAGAGGAAGGATGGTCTCACTAAAGTTTTACACTGGTTCATGGGTCCCACATTCTTTGCGGTGGAGAGGAAGAACCAGGAACAGGTGGAGGTGTTCCCAATTGTGTTTGATTCCATGAATTATAAGAACCCCCCACCATCTATGAGAAATGGTAAAATTTCAATGCCCAATATGATTACCCAAGTTGTTGAGGATAGGGAAAGGAATAAAATGCTCGTGGAACTCGTGAAGAAAGCCTCTAGTGGTACGAGGCAGCTCCTAGTCCTAAGTGATAGACGACTACATTGTGAGTTACTCCATAATTGTTTTCCCAAAACTTCTGGACTTTACATGGGTGGTATGAAGGAGAGTGATCTCAAAGAGTCCTCTGAAAAGAAGATTATTTTTGCTACATTCAGTCAAGCCCATGAGGGTCTAGATATTCCAACCCTAGATACAGTCATCCTAGCTTCACCCAAATCAGATATTACCCAAAGTATTGGTCGTATCATGAGAGAGACTAAAGGTAAGAAGAATAACCCGCATATTTATGACGTTCATGACCCATGGTGTATTTTTACAGCGATGTACTTTAAGAGGCTCAAGGTGTATCGCCAAGGTGGGTTTAATATTCATGGTAAACAGGTGGAAGAGACTACCAACGACTTTCCTCAGGGAAAGTGTTTATTTTTATAATCTGATTACATATTAAATGTCTGGTGCATTGATACAACTCGTATCTAAGGGTGCTCAAGATATGTATATCATTAGTGAAGAGGGACATTCCTTTTTTCGTAAGAAGTTTACTAGACATACAAACTTTTCCCAAGCCCCCAAGTACATAAAGACTATTACCACGGAGGATTCATCAATAACTATTCCAGTTCTAGGTGATATCATAAATGGAATATGGTTGGAATCTATTGGAAGTCACGGTGAACAGGTTATTAATATTTCATCGAACCTCTTTTACAATTCCACGATTGATCTCATCATTGGTGGACAGAAAGTGGATTCCCAACATTTTGACTATTTTGGGGACATTTGGACGAATTATTTAGCAGATTCTGATAATAAATCTAGGGAACTTAATAATAAAACATCTGTATCAAATCCTGGCTTCCTCCCATTACATTTCTTTTTTTGTGATCATAAGGGGTTTTTACCTCTAGTATCTTTACAGAATCACCAGGTTGAAATAAAGATCCATTTTGATGAAACAGTTGTTAATACTCTCCCAGAAAATGAGAAACAGGCCAAGGTGTATGGTAATTATATCTATTTGGACAAGGAGGAGAGGGAATCCCTAGTTAAACGCCCTATGGATTTTGTCATCACCCAAGTACAGAGGATTGAACACCAACTCACAGCGGTTAATAACAATATTTTAGAAAATGGTGGATATAACAGCATAGACATTTCCTTTTTCAATCATCCCGTGAAATCTCTCTTTTGGGGTTATAGTGCGACTTCAGACGATTTCGCGAATGATAGGTTTTCATTCCTAAACGCGGATATTCAGATTAATGGAACAGATTTACTAGAAAATATGAGTCCCCTTTATTTTCATACGGTTCAAAATTATTACAAAGCTACCCACGGTCATACAGAATTTATCACAGAAAATCAGACTATGTTATACACGAGATATTTTTGTTATCATTTTTGTCTAGATGCATCTGAATACAACCCAACTGGTACTTGTAATTTTAGTAGGATAGATAATGCAAAACTTATTATTCGTGGGGCTGAGAAGGGTAGTCTTCGCTCAGAGAATGAATCCCTCTATGTATATGCCGTAAATTATAATGTACTCAGGATCAAGGATGGTTTAGCTGGAATTTTATTCGGTAACTAAAGTATAAATGGGTAGAACTGTTCGTTTTGACCAGGTCTATGTATCCAGTCTAGATGCAGACCCAATTGAACAAGATGTTTTGACAACAGTCAGGAGCATCGTCACACAAGAAATTGAAGTTGAACTTGTCTCAGTCGATAAGATTGCAATCTCAAATGTAAACGCTACCAAGAATTTTTCTTTAGGTGATAGTCTTTTTATGGATGCTAGTGCACCTATAGTTT